TAATAGCCGATGCTGATACTGAAAGAACAGTATAATTAGCATTTAGCGTAGTACCTGTGTCATCATCAGCAATAGCAGTAGCTTTTACTGTATCTCCTACTGCAAATGAAAACTGATCTAGAAACGAACATGCAAATATTGTATCTGCTGCTCTGGTTACTGCTGTAATTGGCGCTGCAAATAACACTTGCTGTGCTAGTGGTGTAAAACCATTAGTTAGTGTTACCACAGATGATGCTACATTCATATGTGAAGCATCTGGCATTCCATACACCCACAATTGGTTAGCACCATTGGTTACGTCAATCACTTGTACTCTTGCGACATCAAAGCCTACAGACATATTGCGAGCAACGGCTGTAGCTGGGTTTGTCCAAGAGACTGTTTTTAACTGTGACATTTTTTTCTCCTATTATTTTTTTAATTTATAAATGTGTAATCTCATATGACAACAATGACATAGCCAAATAACATTAAGTGATTCACTATAGTTAGTATGATGAGCTTCAATTTTCTTAGTTCCATTACATATTTCACAATTTAATTTGCGCATAAGTTTTCCTTTCTTAATTGCTCTGTAAACTGCAGCATGTGCTCGAATTTTTTCTCTATTATTTTGTCTATATAATAAAGTATTTGTTTTTGCATATTCTTTGCCTTTTTCAGATTCAAACCATTTTCTTTTTCTGATAAAAATGGCTTCTTTATTAAGCAAATGAAATTGTGTGTTATGTTCCTTCCTTTTTTTAACCCATTCTGGATCAGCAATACGACGTAATCTATCATGTAAAAGCCTGCAATGTTTACATATTGTGTTGTAACCATCTTTGCTTGTTTTATCTTTGTAAAATCCATCGTATTCTTTTTCCTGTTTACACTTACTACATTTTTTCATAATATCCCTATTTTTTAATTTTGTAGGTTGATATTACCACTAATTTATGTTATTTTTATACCAATATCCTCCTAAGAGTGCGTTGACTGAAGATTAACCATAAAGGAATCATTAAGAATCCTTGCAACGAACGGCAATTGCCAGCCAACACTTCCTCTTTGATTCAACGGATCGGCTGACCCAGCAGAACCTAAGGCTTCACATAAAGCTCACCATTTTCTGAACCTAGATTTACAACACCATATGCTTCTTGACCAAGTATAAAGTTATTATACACTGGTGTTGCAGCAGCACTTACGCTTCCAACAGTTGAGTAAGACCATCTAACGTTAGATGTTGATCCCCACTCTGATTCCATTACTGTAGCAAGTTCACTACCTGGATAGTTAGCAGTTGCTACAAAGTTAGCACATGATTCAAGGTCATCAAGTAGCTGAACTGGAATTAGTCCCATAAAAGCTGGTCTAATTGGAGTTGTTGCAAACTGATCGGTTCCTTTGATTACTTTAGAAAGCATTTTAGCATCGTTACCTAGTAACAATTTAGTAGCTACATCGATGTCTGCTTTTGTAAGTTCTGTAGGTGTACCACCATTGATACCATTTTGACATGCAAGCACTGACGAAGTACTAGCAAGTACATCTCTTACAACTTGGTCAACTGTTTGACCTAAGTTTTGTGCTAAAAGATCAGCTGATTCATTTAGAACGCGATCTTCAACCGTAAGTTGCACTTGATTAGTGATCGTGACAAAATTTCCGTAAAAACTTACTCTTGCTTTTAAGTCAGTTACAGAAAGTACTGTTCCTGGGGGAGTGATACCATCTCGTATTGGAATAGGCACAGTATTTAGTTTTGCATAGCGTCTAAATACTACTGTATCTCCACTTTTCTTTGGCAGTGTTCTTCTTTGAGCAAATTTTCCATATACTAAGTATGGGAAAGCTGTCATAAGAAGCATTCTATCGTAATACTCACGCACTGCTGGCGGAAGTATCGCTGTTGTTGTTAACGAACTTGACATATGTATCCTTTTATTTATGCCCTATTTCTTCGCATTAAACTTTCAAATTCAGCATTACTCATGTCTTTATATCTCTTAGCTTGGCTCACAGGTGTTGAAGCACCTACACTTGATAACCCACCAGTACTTTGAGAGTTTTTTAAAATTCTTTCAGCATCGGGATTAACTTTAGTTTGAGAGTTTCTATAACCTTCGGAGTTCTTTGCTAAGTAGTAAGCCAATTCATAATCTTGAGTTTGTTGTAAAGTATCTCTAAGACTAGGGTTTGATTTAATAACTTCTGGTAAATATTTGGTTATAACCTCTTGATAATCAGGATGTTTTTGCGCCATTTGTATCTCAACTAGTGAAGACTTAAATTGATTTGACATCTTAGTAGAAAGATTTTTAAATTCTTTTACTGTTAAAATATCATCATCATTCATCTCCTCGAGCTCGTTTTTAGGCGAAGCAGGAGGTGGTTGTCTATCTTGTGCAGCTTTCATTAGCGCTAGATTCTCTTTCATCAAGCGGTTCTCTTCTTCTAGACGTTGCCGATTTGCTCTTTCACTTTGTAATGCGTCCAGGGGAACGGTACGCGGTTTATCTTCTATGATAGCTTCCGGTTCTTGGTCATGATCAGCGGCGACCTGATAGTCTTCTTCGCCCGATGTGTGTAGTTCTTCGCTCACGCGTTGTTCTCCTCTCGCCCGCAAGTCGGCGGCACTTTATGTTATATAAGCATGTGGAATAGTAGTTGTCTCAACGACAAGTTCTCCTCCGCTTATATGTTGTACCTTTGGTAATCCGTCATAATCAAATGGCACATCAGGGAGATTTACTTCCCATTGAATGGTACCTTTTGAGTTATCAACTTCAGCAATGATTTGCCCTACCAGTGAAGGTGGTTTTGTTCTGTAAGGTTTTATGTGTTGCATGAGGGTAAGTTTTCCGTCTACATGACTTCTTGAAGGCTTTGCACAAACAACAATCCAATATAGTTCTGTCACATGCTGATTGGCATTGACTATATCTTCAATGAGTTTGCTATTGTCACTTAAGATGGCATCGCGTGTTTCACCTGTTTCTTGCATTTATTTCCTAAGGGGTATTTGCACAGTTAGGATTGATAGATTTTACCATTCCAGACTGTTGGTTATCTTCTAAGTTGAAAGTAGCAAAATTAGTATTAGGCTTAGGTAGCATCATACTCTTCTTGCCTGGCATAGAGCTTTTCTTGCCCATACCTTTCATTGGCTTTTTATACATTTTCTTCTCCATTTTTAAACTGGTGGCTGTCCCATGTTTTGATTTGGTGCTCCTTGTGGAACACTCACTTGTGAACTTGGAATTCCAGATAATAAATCTCCTAGTTCTTGTCCACTTGATGAAATAGCTAAATCTTCTTGTCTAACTTTTTCTTCTTTTGCTTCATTTCTTTCTTCAAGTGATTGAATAATAGATAGATATTTAATTAATTTATCATCATCCATAGATTCTAATTCTTTCATTGCCTTAACACGAGTTAGAGCTGCATCAGCACGATCTTCAACTGCTCTTGCTGTTCTTTCTGTTTCTAGTGAAGTATTTGCAAACGCTCTGGTAAAACGCTCTTTAGCCCCAGCAAGTTTCTCAATTGATGATGCTTTAGTATTTTGTACTTGTGCATCTAATGCCTCAACTTGTTTTTGTAGCATCTGCATTTGCTGTTGTTGAGATTGTTGTTGTGCTTGTTGTTGCATCTTCTGGTTTTCATCAATCTGAGCAAGTATTGTAGACTTAGACTGTATTGGAGCATTCTGTACAAGCATTCTAGGAGTAATAGGACTAACACCTGCACCACCAGAAATTGTATAAATATCTACAAGCTGTCTAAAGAATGTCTGCTTTTGTGTATCTGTTAACGGACCTTCAGTAATTGCAATATCGTATTCAATAAATTCTTTAGAATAGAACTGTTCAGAAGGCTTTCTACCAAGAATTTTTTCTACTTTTTGTGGCGTCCAAGTTTGTAATAATTTAAGAATTTTTTTCGTTAAATGCTTCTGTGCATATCGTAAGTTATCAAATACACACTGCAAATTAGTAATTGCAGCACCTTGTCTAAGCATCATCATTACACCTGACTCATTGCCTGACTCTGGTATACCAAAAGCAGCGTCGTTAACACCAAGAATCTCACTCATGGACTTAGCATATAAATCTTGCAATTGAAACATTGATGGTGGAATTTGAGCAGCTTGTATTCTTTCTATAGCACCTGGCTTAGCAGATTCATTTCTCCAAATTACTTTACCTTGACCTGTCTGATAAAGACTTCGTGGGTTAATTACTGAGTTCTCATCAGCAATCCATCCAGAGTTAATTTGTGATTCAACAAGATCAGTCATTTGAGATAAGCGTCGGTTACTTTCTCTTTGTGGGTCTACCATGCATCTAGTTAACGACTGTAGTTTTATAGACCATTCCTCACATTCTGGCTCAAAAGTACCTACAAATGGAACAAATGGAAACTCATCAAGACCAAATTGGTTTTCTACTGTCTTAAAATACACTTCATTTAAAATAATATGACAAACAACCTTCTTCTTTTGCTTGTTAATTTTTTTAAGTTGTGGGTAGTTTTCTAGCATGAATTTCAACGATTTTTTATCACCATCCCATTCCATGTGTTCACCAGTATTTTCATCAACTAAAATTGGAATTGTATCCCATTCTTGCTTGTAATACTCTGTATATGCAATATAGTTAAGTCCTTCAGCTTCTGTCTGATAGGGTAACCAAGTAAACTTATCATCACGTGACCAACCTTGCCTGTATACTTCCCAAACTTTATCTTCCATACCAGGAAGTAATGAGGCAGCTTGTGATGGGCTCAAGTACTTTCTTCTTATGACATATCCACAGTCACTAAAGTCTAGTTTAGTAAAGAAAGGGTCTGTAATAAATCCAGAATAAGGTTCGCGGCCAAATTTGATATCACCATTTACAGGGTCAGCAGTATAGTCCATATAGATAGTACAAAGATTCCATCCAGTTTTAATAGCTCCTGAAAAGGAATCTGATATAGCCTTATAACCATCACCATTTTGAAGTACATATTGGAGTAAATCGGATAGGTCATCTGCGCCTTGCTGGTCTTTTTCTTGCTGGGGGACTATTACTGAACTTAGTCTATGACTGCGTTGATAACCATCCACCATATTTATATTTTTACGAATTAAATTAAAAACCCAAGCATTTCTACCTTCTTGAAAAAGCTTTTGTCTTTCACCTTCATCCCATTGATTGCCCAAGTACATGCGAAGATCAATATTAGCTAGTGGATAGAAAGGGTTCCAAGCATTCCAAGCAGATTGATAGTCAGAGTCATAGTGTTTAAGGATATCATCAGCATTACGAGGTTCCACTTTTGTATCATCAACATAGTTATAGTTGTCCAAGAAAAGCCTCCGACAGGTGAGTAAAAGGGGTAAAATGGGCATTCTTCGTTAAGTCATCAAAAGATGTATGTATATTCGGGAAGTTGCCCTTTAGTACCCCACCACCTTCTCGAGTCACAAAAGATTTCTTTACACCTAATGGACTAGGATACGAGACAGTGGATTTGATAAGTACATAGCTTGCTTTCATAAACCCTTTTTTAGATACTTCATATGAAAAATGATTATATCTAGGATTAAGTTTTAATTCTATATATCTAAAGAGTTTCTTATTATTTTGCAAATTAAAATGTTTGCATATTTTTATATAATCTATGTAATGTAATTTTATATATACAATACAAAATAGTAATTTACTATATTTTAATGAATTATTGGTAATCCCAGTTGGATTCTCTTTCTAGACGCGATACATCATCTTGTGTCATACCTCTTCCTGTTTTTCGGAAGAAATGTGTAAAAAGTGCATATCTTAGTGAATCTAAACAATTCAATACTAATATATCATTTACAAAATAGCAGTGACATTCTTCAACATGTAAATTATATACTTTTTCTACATGACCAGAAGTATAATTTTGAGCATGATCTTGA